AGACGGCTCGCCATAGGGCTAGTACAGGTGGGTTGATTGCGTCTGCAATGGACGTTAGTAAACCCTGCTAGTCTATAACTTCTATTTCAATACGCCTAGATGTAGACATCATAGGCTGTAGCCTAGAGTCTGGATCTACGTATTTGTTCTCGTCGTGAATCAACGACACATTATACCTAACTCTATTAAGGGCATGAGCAGTGTCTGACCACTCTATGCCGCCTGCTAATACGCCCTTATAGGACATATTAAAGACCTCATCGCAGTATAATTTAGAATTAGAATGAAACCATCCTTCGTAACCATACGACATTAGATCATCTTTAGTGCCGCAGATATCATTCCAGCCATGTCCAAAGTCAGGAAAGATATAGCCACTGGCTTTGTAGTCTTGATTTTCTGGGCCGTGTGCAAGGCCAACACTGTGTCCTATTTCATGTAGATCTGTGTAATGAGTACAGCGGCTCATGGATGTAGGAGGTTTATTCTCTATAAAATACGTAGTTACGTTTGCAACACCGCAAGTGTCTGGATAAGATGTGCCGTACCCTAAAGTAATATCTACTGGTAAGCCCGTTATTAATCCTTTTAATTGCCCTAAGCTGTGCCAATGTGCAAGATAAAGTTTAGTTAGTTTATATCTTATGTAGACGCCAGATCTTTCGTAGACTTTATTATATTTGTCTATGCGATATTCCCATTTGCGCCACTGGGCATGGTCTTCATCCCACTCTTCAAGAATCTCTATAGGTACGTCTGTTCCATAGTCTCTGTGGGAAGCATATACAAGTACACCTAACTCCCACGTTACAATCCTATCGTCATCTTCCCCATAGTAAATAAGCTCTTGACCGCTCTTTTGTGTATGGCCTTCGCAATCAATGCGAGTATTACTACCATACCATTTAGGCTCGTCTACAAACCCACATATAGGTTCTTCTTCTATACGGAACTGTATTTCTTGCCTGCCTAGCGTAAAGATACCATCGCCTGTACGACCATCTCCAAAGATGTGGACAGTATCTCTACCAACTCTAACAGCCTTACCTATAGTAGTTGAATGATGCACCATACCCCAAGGCTCATTGCGCCCCAACATATCTTGGTAGTCTACATTAACTATTGCAGGATCAAACCTGTCTCCAGCTTCCTTTTCCATCGACAGGTTTAAGTAACGACGAAAGCCACATTTCCAAGATCTAGGATCTTTTGTTGAATAGCGATTACCGTCAGCGTCTTCGTAGATAAACCACTGAACGCCGGGATAGTCTTTAGAGCATCCTGTCTGTATTAGTGTATCCGCTACAGCACTATAAGATAGAATTAAAAAAAGAATAAACCTAATCATTAGAGTATCCTGTTAATAGCATCTATGTCTGCTTCAATCTTAGAGTGCATATCCCCCGTGTTTTCTTTAAAGGACTTTATTGCCGCACGAACCAGTATCTGAGTTTCTTCTTCACGAAATATCTTAGCGATATGTTCGTCAGGAAGTTCAGTAGCTTCGGTGACAAAAAGCCCTTCTGAATCTATCAGGATGCGGAAGCCTATTATTGTTGCATCCGTCTGAGCCATTAGAGTTCGCAAGCACCGCCAACACAAGCTAGTGTCTGAGCGCCCTCAGTAAAATCATCTGACTCATTAAGATCCCAATTAAATTCTTCTGGGAATCCCTTCATCATCTGATTGTATTCTTTCTCTGTGATCTGCTCGTATGGTGCTTGAGCATATGTGTGTTCATCATACGGTAAGAAACTAATACCAGATACTGTATCAAAGTTATTGTACACCCAATTACCAATCTCAAGGAAATCAGAGTCCCGATAGTATACAGTAATGCTGGGCTTATGCTCACACCAATGTTCTTGATATGCGGCCCATAGTTCTAACTGCTCCATACCAGACTGCTCTGAGGCGAACACAGCGCCCTCTGGAGCCTTCTTAGGGAAGGAGAATACCTTAGTACTAGGTGACAAGTTATCAAGCTCACAAGGCACACCAGCGTCTTCTAAGACCTTGCACAGTGGATCTCTTACATCAGCCCTGACCCGACGAATATAATAAGGTGCATAGCGTCCGTGGATGCCTGATGCAGAATCTACCATCTGTGAAACCGTGCCGCTAGGTTTAATACAAGTTATAGCCGCGCTCTGAGGAATACCTAATCTTTCTGCCCAGATTTTATTAGTCTCGATAGCCTCATCACGCAGAGTTGTCAGAAGCTTATCAAGATTCTTATTCTCTAAAGTCATAAGAGGATTGTCAAGTATACCAGTAAGGCTAACGCCCAGCAAAGATTCTTCTTCTGTATTAGTTTTCCAAATACTTCTCAGGTAGCGGAAGTTCGTGAGCGTGGCTTGGAGAGTACCCAAGATAGTCGCAATTCGTACTTTTCTCCGAAGAGTGTTAAGTGTATCTTTCGGTCTGACGACAACTTCTGAAAGGTTGCAGAATTGATTTGGTCTAAGGATGATTTCACTGCATGGGTTCGTTCCGAAATCTCTGTCACTATCTCGTCTACCGTTTCTTGAAGCTTGTTTTTTACTAGCCGCACGGCTGAATATTCCTCGTTCTCCACTTTGTGATTCATGTAAGCTACTCCATTCGTTAGAAAATAAATTAAAGGAAGGCTTGCTAGTATAGCAGGCACTGTTATTTGCAAGGCCACGCTGTGGTTCTGTATTGTACCAAGCACCGTGCTTTGCTTGACGGATATCATCATCCGATAAATCAGATAGGCTGATAAGCGCAGAGCGCCTAACCCCACCTACAACAACTATTTGAGCGATTTTACAGCAAAGATCGTGGCATTCAAGGGGCGTAAGCTTTCGTCCAGCCGCTCCTTTAAATAATCTAACTGCAAATTTGAAGAGTTCAACAAGAGGTTCTGGGCCACTTGCTCGACCTCCAAAAGTTTTAAGGCTGGAACCCGCAGGTCGAACTCTAGATGTATCCCATTCTGGTATTTGACCTGAATACAGCAACGAAACCAATTCCCTAAACGATTTCGCCCATCCAATTTTTGAATCTGGTATATGTATGACTGTATCTGTTGCATGAAAATCCTCTGCAATCTCTGGAAGCTTAGAAACATACTGCTCTTCAACACTGAAGCCAACGCCTGTACCACACATAAGTACATACATCATCTCGTCAAAAGCACGAGGGCTATCAATAGCAAGATAACTACAATTAAAGCCTGCTACATTGTCACGATCTAAAGCTTCGCCAGCGGTCATCAAGGCTCGCATGGATGGCATAACTTCCAATCCATGAATAGCTTTGTAGATTTCTTTTTGTTCGTCTACATTAAGCTTGTCACCCCAATAATTTACATAACGATTAACTGTTTCTTCCCATGTCTCGCGGCGTTCTTCGCGTGGAAGATATCTAGCGTAACGACTCTTGTGAATATAAGACTCATACGAACCAAGCTCATTTGTTTCAAAGGTACTCATCTTTAACCTCAGTTATCAAGTGGAAGTGATGTGTGCATTTCTTTTGCAAAGTCATAGGCTTCATCAGCCGTAGCAAAAATCATTTTTTTACTGGCCCAATCGCCATCTTCAGAGCGACCAGAAACCTCTACCATATAGCCATTTGAATAACGATAGACTTCAAGACGTTCATTAATTTTAGCAAGACTTGCTTCGCTCATAATAATTCTCCTCATTATAATATCACGTTCATCATCAGTGTAATTAGACCAAAAAATAATTTCTGCTAGTGTCCGATGACAACCAACACAAACATCATTCTCTGTTTTACATACAGAAATACAGGGTGTTTTCATTCCATATCATCAATAACATTTAGGTCATTAATATTTAATTTATATTTGTTTCTTTTCTTCAGTGGTTTAAATCGGGCTTCATCTTTTTCTTCGTGCTTTTTTCTTTTATGGCGGCTGAACTTTTCTAGTCGCTCCCGCTTGCGATCATTCATCATCACCTATGCTTCCTCTCTTTGAAACATCTATCCAATCTTCTGGGATGCTATCCTCAGAAAACCATCTAAAGCCTTTAGAAGAGGCCCACTCAGCGTGATTTCGTCTTGTACCATCTCTACGACGCTTTGCTTGGGGCATTGGTGCATTGGGGTCAGCAAACAAAAAGACCAGTTCAATATCTTCTGGTAAAGCTTTTGCAATCCACACATACTTATTGTATTCATTATGATCCCAGAAGCGCCCCTTCGCCTCTAGATATATTTTCTTTCCATCTATCTCGCGGATAAAGTCTGGATGATAAGTATGCTCAACAATATAAGCGGTTTGTTCAGAATGAATCTTCCATTCATTTAGGATGCCTGAGTGTAACTCATACTCCCAATTAGAATCATATCCACGCACAGGTGCTTTATCGACGGGGCGTTTAACGCGAGCCTTCCTATATCCTTTTTTTATTTTTGGTTTCAATGTACTGTGGGTATTCCTTCAAAGTGAATTTTTAATATAGCATACAACTCAAATAATAAGTCATCGTCTATGGTTTCTTCTTCTGCTAACTGTTTGGCGCAAAAAAATATTAGCGCCTCCAATGTCAGCCCTTTCATTTTAGATCAGCCATACAGTAACTGTCTATATCTTTTTGTGGGGTCTGCCTAAACTTTCTTTTCAAAGTTCTTTTTATCCAGCGGGGTGTAAACAAAGAATTTCTATGTACACCTTGCTTGTAAAAGTAAGCGTTCTCTGGTACGTATTGTTTATAGTTTTTACGCACAAGCTTGGCGGCTTCTTCTTCAGAGATAACACTACTCAGCCACTCAATAAAAATATCAATTGTCTTCTGGTTTATTTTTTTAGAAAGGCGTCTGTTCATTATAAACTTCCTCTACCCTTGGCGCTACTTCAACATGGCTTAAATATACAGAGCCGGTCGCGTACTTAAAAACTCTCAGGCCCGTACCGTTGTTCGCATCTTTATAACAATCAAATTTATAAGGGCAATAGTTACAGTTGCGGTGGATCTTCATGTTGCCTTTCTTTCCTTCAGGCACAGACTCATAACAGCGCGGTGGAGGCGTAGCCATCTTTAACGCTTTCTTTACGTTTTGTATTTGAGTATTGATGCTGGGCTTGTCAAGATCTTCTGGGCGATATAAACATAACTCGCCGCTTTCTTTATTGATTACAAGAAAGCCACCCTCAGAGGATTTCTCAGCCTCTTCATAGCCTGCAAGCTGGGACATATAACCAAAAGGATCGTCTTCTCGTAGCCGTCCCTCACGGAACTTGTTAAACGAGAACTTAGATGCCGTCTTAATATCGACCACTTCACCATCAATCTTACAGTCAATGTGGCCCTTCACGCCTTTGACCGTTACTTCTTTTTGTTCGTCAGTAACTTTGTGGCCTGCGGCTCGGACAAGCATCAGAAGAATTTCTTCTAGAATATGTCCGTAGAGAAATTTAATTTGTACAGCGGGGGCGGGAGATGACGTTTCAGCCGGTAGATTTTGTTCGTACCAAAGCTGTCGGGTGGGGCGACCAACATTAGACATACGCAGAGTAAACTCTGAGTTTCTTTCAGATGGTCTGGCCCAAGCCATGATGGAATCTTTGATACGTGCTACAGTAAAGTCTAGATCTTCATCTGATAAATTAAATTCACGGCCTTCGGATAAAGCTGAAAGCTGTCCATATATATCGTCAATCAATGTGTCAAGTTTCATTTCCTATGCCTTACGAATCGACACTTCCGTGTCCTTGAGTTGTAGTGTAGATACTGTACACCAAGTTTTTTTTGAAGTGAAGTCTTTGCAGAGAGCCTACCGTCTTTATAAGACTTCACATCTATCAAAGTGATCTCGCCTTCTGGGTTCATGGCAACAATGTCCACTGGCCCTGTGCATCCACAGTTCTTGAACACATGGTAGCCGTTGTCCCATAGCCATGTAACGGCATAGTGTTCTGCTAGGTCACCGACTCTGTTAGGCTCATGCTGGGCGTTCATCTAATTCCACCCTTTCTCTAGAAATCCACATACCATCAGTCCAATATACACACTCTTTACCATTTATTATTCTCCTAGTCCCCGGCCCCAAATCAAAAGCATCATATATTTCTGCCATTGGAGCATCTTCATCTAAGCCTTCATAAAACTCATCGTCTGATATATCGTAATGCTTGTCTGTTTTTGAATCATAGGCAGTAATATATGTGCCATTATATTCTATCCATTGTTCGCGGTCTTGTGTGCAACAACAATGTACATAGCTTCCTGATGTGATTTCATCTGGAAGATAAACACCATCAGAGGCGTACATATTTCCCCACAAAGTATATACTTTAGTGTGTTTCACTCCAGTTATCTCCTATCTTGTACTCGCCGTCAAGCTCACAGAAAAGCTCAAGCTCTTCCCCCGTTTTACGAATAGCATCTACACCCAACTGACCCACACAATCAGATTGTTTTTCTATAGCTTCTATCTGCCATTCATCATGGACGTTGCAGACAAAGTGTGCGTCAAGAGTATTAAGTTTTATGTTGCGGTGTAAGTTTATCATAGCTTGCTTCATAACAATAGCGCCAGCACTTTGTAGTAATGTATTCAGTGCGGCGTGTTCAGAGCGTATATAAAGCTTGCGTCCATCTAGTCCTTTGATAAAACCTTTTGAAGCCGCTCGTCCAACTGCGTCTTTAAGATGTTTAAATGCAGGGAGATTATCGAAGAAACGCTTTCTAAGTTTCGCACCATCTCGTTTGTTTCCTCCAACCACACTGCCAAGTTTTTCATCTCCTGCTCCGTATAGGAGTGCATATATAAATGTTTTTGCCTGATTTCTTGATTCAAGCCCTGCAAGTCTTTGGTTAGTTGAGTGTATGTCTCCGTGCAGTATTTCATTTTTAAAGTCCTCGTCCTTCATGTAGTGTGCAAGCATTCGTAACTCAAGACCACTAGCATCAATACCGACTAGCTTATAGCCCTCTGGTACAGTCCAGCAAGCTCGACACTCTTTGCCGTAGGGTGCGGAAACACTAGGAACCTGTGCCATATTGGGGCTGTTGTGTGTCATGCGGCCTGTAATAGTTCCATTAGGATTGACAAAGCCACGCACACGATCATCGTCATGCGCTTCCTTGAGCCATGAAGTTACTTGAGCAATACGCTTTTGAAGCAAAAGATATTCTGCGATAAGTGTAGCTTCAGGTATATCTGTAATTTTACTGAGCGTAGACTCATCTACAATTGGCTGTCCTGTAGGCGTAAACTTCTGTGGCTTCCACCCAAAGTCAATTAGATATTCACCAATTTGTTTACGTGAGCCAAGGTTGAAAGGAACTTCTTCAATACGTACAGCTTTACGCTTGATTGCAAGCTCTTCATATTCTTCTTGTGTCAGTCGGCTTTTCTTTTCTGAGCCTTGGATAAGGGCCATCCTAGATAGCGCACCTGTTTTGGTGAAGTGTGGTAGAAGAATGGTTTTTAGTTGCTTGGGCCTGAAGGTCTTCTGTACCTCACGTTCTACTTCCTTGAGGCGATCAGTCAGTTCAGCAACAAGTAGCGTTGCGGCCTTAACATCTAGAAGAAAGCCACGCTCCCTTTGATCTGCAATAATTTTTAGTGTCTCGTGTTCAAGTACAACTGACTGTCGGCTGAATCCGCGAGACTCTGACTTAAGATTGTTAAACATCTTAGCGTTCAATACCGCATCGTTACGGCAGTAGTTCAACATTTCTGGAGAGTATTCTCCAAAATCTGTATGGTCTATTTTTTGTAGGCCAATGCGATAGCCCCAAGACTCAAGGCTATGACCGCCTTCTCGTGTTGGGTTAAATAAACGAGAAAGTACAAGGGTATCTACAATCGCTCGCCCTTCCGTTAAGTCTATGTTGTGTATCTTCTTGATTGCTGGAAGATCATAGCCAATAATATTATGGCCTATAAGCTTATCAGCAGTCGTAAGATATGCAAGGCCATTGACAATCTCAGTCGGCCCAAAGGTTTTAGTTTCACCAGAGTCAGGATCGACTGCGGCAATACACCAAATCTTTGTAGGCTCTAGACTGTCAGCCTCAATATCAAATACTATGCTCTTCATAATTAGACTCAGCTTCTATTTCGTGCATACGGTTAGGGTGTTCGACTTCAATATAAGTCATCCACACTGCTAATACTATTACCCATCCAATCATAATTCAATCTCATTTTGATCTTCTACTTCCATTGATATCTCACTGAGCCTACCACTGTCCTTGTCGTAAAACAAGTGTGTCGCTAAACCGACATCGCCTGTGTATCTAGACTTGAGTACACGTACTCGTGTGGTGCTGGCCTCAACAGGATCTTCTGATTGCTGGTTGCGCTCTAAAGATATAACACAATCAGACAACTGAGCAATACTCTGTGAGCCGCGTAGGTGATTGAGTCCTGTCTCAATACCATTTTCATGTCCACGATTACCATCAATCCTTCTAAGGTGAGACACAAGTATTAGGCCAACGCCTGTCTCTTCAACCAGCGTTCTGAAGTTGTGCATAATGGCGTCTATATTTCGTCGCTCGTCACCATCCGTTGTCATCGACAGTAACATATGCAAGTGGTCAAATACTATCCACTTACACTCAAGGCCCATTGCCATAAAGCGTAGTTTACTAAAGACACTATCGACATCGTTCATGCCAAGATGGGCGTGGACAAATACACGATTTTTATTTTGCCCGTCATAAAGAACATTAAAGAAGTTGTCGATTTCTTCTTCACTAAACTGAGCGCGAACGCTGTCAATATGCAGTCGAGCATTAGCCTCAATAGATAAGATACCATCGACAGTCCTACGCCAATCCTCTTCAAGAGCAATGATACCTACCTTGTCGTTGGTGTTAGTGATGAGCCAGTGTTCAAGCTCACGAGTAACACTAGACTTACCCAAGCCTGTGCCGCCCGTCAATGTAATCAATTCGCCCTGCCGCAAGCCGTCCAGTTTTACATTGAGTCCACTCCAAGGATACGGAATAGATTCTTTGCGCTCACGCTTCTTGTAATTTTCACGCTCTTCACTGACGTTTAAAATCCCAGACGGTGTGTAAAGTTTTGAAGCCCACCACGCAGTAACGTAAGCTTTGTGATGACCCAGCTTGAGCATTTCGTTAGGGTCTTTGAACTCAGCAGGGAGCGTAAGTATCTTTGCCTTTCCGGGTTTGATAATACGCGCCACTTTTTTGGCGGCTTCTCTTCCGGGCTTGTCGTTGTCGAAAGAAATAACCACCGTATCAAACGATTCAAGGAACTCAAGATTTTCTTGGACATCCCGTGCCGCGCCCTGTGCTCCATTCTTAACAGATACAACCGGCCATTTACTCCCCAGAAGTTCGTATGCCGCCATAGCATCACATTCACCTTCAGTGATCGTAATATATTTGCCACCCGCCTGCGCCACTTGCTGACCAAAAAGGCCAGTTCCCTTGGGTGAGCCTGACCAAGTAAATGTTTTATCTGCATTGCGAACCTTCGTAGCAACTTCTTCATTGTTAATGTATGCAGGGTAGTGATGCTGAATAATATTGCCCTGCTCGTCTTTGACTGAACGAACACCAAATTTCTTTGCGGTTTCAAGAGAGATAGATCTGTCGGTGAGTGCGTGATAAACGCTGTTGGTGAAGGGAGTATTGTCGTTAGATCTTTTAAAGCTATTGAAGTCTGCCACGTTGCCTCCCATTGCAGATTCGTAGTCTTTGAAAAAGGTTCCACAACTAAAACATTTTGCAGAACCGTTTGAATTTACGGAGACAGGATCACTGCCTCCGCAACTTGGACAAGGTTTTTGATAGGCCACAAAGTCGCCCATGTTTATTCCTCCGTAGCATTGTCCTCGACAATTGCAGATTCATCTAAATACTCTTGCATCTTTTGGTGTAATGCGACTGCCGCCGCTTGAGCAATAGTAAGATCAGATTGAAAATTATCAATACGATTTTGGACAGTCGCTAAAAGCTGAAATGTTGCCTGACCTTCGCCAGACAACAGTTCAACGTCATAAGTTTTGTCCTCGTGTGTGTATCTCCACATCAGAGTTCATCTCCATCTTCGCCGTCAACAATATCAAACTCTGCACCGTCAGGGCTGGCATACTCTACCAACTCAAGCACTTGCATAGCTTGAAAGTCCAAGCCTTTGTATACAGTACCATTCCAAGTAGACTCCCACTCTTTGTACTGTACTTTAACTTTACTGCCGTTGCCAACACTGGTATTTAACGGCTGTTTGTTTTGATCCAACAGCTTTGGTGCTGGTCGGATCATTCCATTAGGGCCGTTTACTTTACGCTTGATAAGAAGTGCAGGGCCTTCTTCCATATCTTTAACTGTGAAGCCACGCGATCTAAAATCATTTGCGACTTCATCAGTCACCACAAGATTCACAGTATACACCGGAGTGTAAGTTGTGTTTGGTGTAGTAACGGATGCCCAATATGCAACACCTTCAACAAGAGCCATAGTTAAATCTCCTACGATTTATTAAAAAGAAAAGTAATGTAGCGCGGAATGCACTTATACACATAATCAGTTGACAATTGTTCTTGCTCTTTACGAGCTTGAATATTAATCCAACTAATCATATTCTTCATTGCTTGTGGTGAGGGCAGGCTAGTACCTAAGCCCATAACAAATGCCCGACACAACGCATCTTCAATATTAAATGGTTCCTCCTCCACACCTCCCCCTAATCATAATTGCCAGTAAGAACAGTCATCTTTACTAAGTCTATCATTAAATTAAACTTTTCCATCTCAACATCGGACACAACTTTTAAGTCTTCACCCGTGTCAACAATTAAAATAAAAGGATATCTTAAAACTTCATCGGTATTTTCAGACTTTTGAAGTGTGTCTAATCCTTCAGTGACTTTTTCACTTAAAGATTTTTTTGTATTACTACCAAAATTACCTTTAATAATCTTCAACGATTACCTCCAGATCCTTGAATCACTCCACGGTCAGCACGACTTTGGAGTTTAGAGAGATTATACGCGGCTACTTCAGACAAGTCAACCCCGTGATCTTTCAGGATCATGGCAAGATTCCATAGCACATCCCCGGCTTCTGAGATTACATCTTGGCGTTCTACTTTGCGGTTATCTCCCCGCAACATCGGCTTGATAAAGAGGTCGGATAACTCAGCCGCCTCCACCATCAAAGATGCAATCGGATAAAACTTATCTTTGTACAGCGCCGTTGATGCGGCGGCTATTTGATAGTCATCAAAGTTCATGTTCACTCCTCTTGTGTTGTTCAATAAATTGTGATACTGTTAGATCAGATTGCTTTGCCTCCTCCCATAATTTAAATATTTGTTCCATTGTCCATTGACGAGTATCAATTTCTTTTATTATATATGAACAATAGTCTTCATCATTTGACGCGCTACGCACAAGCCTGTTTAAATTCATCAGTAAAAAGTTCCTTGCCTCGTGTTGTAAATAAATATGCTGGATCAACAGCAAAACAAACACGCCCTATATCAGAGCGGTCTGCATCAAAAGCACATTTCTCAAACAAAGTATATTTATGTCCGTCCCACGGTTTTGCAGATGTGTGCATAGCACAAGCTGATTGCAACATCCAACGCTCTGCTGTACACAAATCAATTAAATGTTTCACAGATTCAATATACTCTGCCGCACGTTGACCATGTTGAGGATCAATGCCTTCATTTTTTCTACAAGAATCATGGAGATACGCAAAGTACTTAAAGAGTTTTGGATTAAGTTTGAAGTAGTCAGCAAGCTCCAAGCCTGCCGCCATAACATTAGCATAATGCCTGCGACCATGTATATCAGAGTAATAAAATTCGTTGTCTTGTTTAAGACGCTTAAGAAGTTTCTTCACTTTGTTTGATCCTCGATCAACCAACTTAAATAGACCTGTGCTTTCTTCAGATCTTCCACTCCATTTTTGTATTTAAATCTATGAAGATACTTCATAACATTCCCAGCACAATAGTCTCCAAAGCCGGGGCCAAGCTGTTGTTTAATATAATCAATAGCTTCTATCCCACCTTTGTTGTAGTGCTGGGGTTTAGTAACCGGATGATGTTTATCTTCAGGATGGAAAAGTTTTCCGGTTATAGTTTTAGATCTGGCCTTGTCCCATTCTTCTGGTGTTGCGTCATCAATGCTCATCGTTACCTCACAATTTTTACATCGGATTCGGTTTCAATAACAACACGCGCACCGCAGGATAATATCGGCTTGCCGTTGCCGCTATATTTTATCACACTGTTACCAAGTATTTCGACCTCGTGACAGTAAGTATTACTACGTCCTGCTTTAATTGTAATTACAGGCTCGTCCGTACCATGCTTCTTATTTGCACGGATTTTATGTTGATTAACATGAATATATTTTTTCAAAAGATCTCTCCTAATTTAATATAATTACCAATAAGAATGCCAATAGAAAAGAAAGTCACTATCACCAAAGCATACAAATACTCAGGTGAGTGACGCAAAAGAAAAAAGAATTCTTTTATACGGCTTTTGTCCATCGCATCAGTCTCCATGATCTGACCAATGGTAGTCAGCTTCGTCTATGTAATCACGAACAAGATCAAACATATAATCAATGTTGACCCAGCTAGTGATGTCAACTCCGTGCGATTTAACTGAAACAATTTCAACTAAGTTTTCCTCGTCACCATGATGTACAAACTCAATCAAAACATCCGTTGTCATCCAAGGGCAGTCAAGCTCTGCTTCCATGACTTGATTGCCATACATACTAGCTGTTCCCATAATCTTGAGCCTCCTCTTTTGCAATAAGACTAGCTAACACAGAAATTATAGAGGTGTGCCCAGATGCAAAGCCCTTCATAAACATAGTTAGGCTATCATTTTCACCGCAAATTTTCTTATAGCGTCTATAAGATCTGAGATGTTCGGCCTTCTGATCCCGGAAGAACTGCCGCCAAAATTTAAGATCTTCTAACCTATTCATTCCCAAACCCTCCTAAAATAAATACAACGCATAGCTACTACACTTCTTTAGCTCACCATTCAATCCAATATAGATTGGCAACGAGCTACCCACATTAATATTCATTTCTTTTTTATTCTTAGCGACCAGATACTCAACACCTTCATCGGCT